CAGCTGCTTCTTCAACTTTAGCTTCGTCTTCTAGTAAACCTTCATAGATATCACGTGATTTTTCAACTACAATCTCGTGGAATAATTCTTGTGCTGCTTCTTTGTCTTCGTTGACAAGAAGCTCTAGCATCTTTTCAAACTTATTTTGATCTGCCATTTTTAACTCCTATAAATGTTGTGTACACAGAGGATGCATCAAAGATGCCTCCTTTGTGGGGCTGTCAATATATATTTACTTTATTTTAAGAAAAGTACATAGAAATAGGCTCAAAACGACTTGTTTTGATTAATATTACAAAAGATCAAAGATTTTATTAAATTCTTCAACTGTAATATGCGTTAAATTGTTAATTTTAGAAAATTCTCGTGGAATAAACGGATCCCTTTCTTCTACTACTCTTATATATCTCTTTTGAGGATATTTCTGACATGTAGTGCATGTTTGTTTTAACCAATTTCCGTGATATGTTGCAGGTTCGTGATTTTTTTTATAATTTGGTGTACTTGCGTATACATTGTTAACTTTATTGTCTATTCCTTGATAATCAAAACCAATTATGTATATATCTTGTACATCGTGTGTGCTTGCAAGCCATAACGCCGTTGGACCACTACTCCATCCTTTGCCAGGATTAAAAAAGTTAAATCCAGTCATTTTATTAAATGCACGATTAGGATTAGTCCATACTGAATTACTATGTTGGTATCCAGATTTATTAATTTCTAAGATCATTTTAGAATCAACTGCAATTAAAAAATCAGGTTCAAAATCTCTATATAAAGCATTACATCCGTATATAGTGCCTTTATTAGATAATTGTGTATGATCTATATTTTTACGACTAGTACCGTTACCTAATACAAAGGCAACATTATTTTTTAATTTAGGTGTAAACAGTAAAGGAGTATTTACTTTGGATTTTTGTTCGGGTTGTTTAATTTCTCGATCGTTTAATTTTCTTGCCCTACGTTCGTCTCGAATCTTAATCCACTCTTCTTTAGTGTATTTAGACTTGTCTATTTTTGCCAATTATTATACTCCGGCAGCTTCTGCGTTTGCCGTTATTCCATACATCTGTTTAACAAACTCAAGTTCTTTTAACTTTTCTTCATTGTGTAGTTCAGATGATTTTCTTATTTTTTGAATCTGTTTTAAACTTAGTCTTGTCTTGCGAGTATCATTCTTAGTCATTGGGGAGTCATCAGAGTCTGCATCGTAGCGTTTGTCATCTACAGACTCAACAGTTTCAGGATCAAAGTAAAATAATTCTCTCAGTATCATATTATTATTTATATCGTTTGTTCAGTTCCTGGACTAGAAGATCCTAGCTCAGTGCCTGTTACTGTTTCAGGTCCTGTATCTGTGCCGCCGTCCTCAGCACCAGCTTCGCTATCTACTTCGTCTTCTAAGTTTCCTAAGTCGTTACTAATTCCGCCGCTACTAATTCCTGCATCACGCATTTCTGCGCCAGCTTCTCCAGGAATTGGAGATAAGTTCTCTTCGTTTTCTTCGCGCCATAAACGTTCGTTTTCTGCAAGTTCCTCGTCTGTCATGCCTAAGAAGCGTTGCATTGCAAAGCGATTTGAAATATAAGGTATTGCACTCATTTGTGTATATGTTGGTACGCGAGCATTGTCAATTTCACTCTGTCTATATGCTGCAAAGTTCTGCGGTGGTTGAAACTTAAGATCAAACATTGCAACATCAACATTCATTCCTTTTTCTAACAAATAACGTTTAAACTCTGTATCAAATTCTTCAACTACTAGGTTTTGCAAACGTTCACAATAGGTATTAAAGCGTAGCTCTTGGATATATGCTGTGCCCACTCTTCCGTCATTGTATTGTGCAGCTGAATCATCTGCTCCAGTTGGTAAGTACGAACTTGGGATACGTAAGCCGCGTACCAACTTATTAGTAAAGTATCTAAGGTCATCAATCTCTCCTAGATTAGTACCACCCGGTAATGTTTCAACTTTAGAACCTCTGCCTTCAGCAGTTTGCGGGAAAAAGTAATCTTCGTTGATTGACAGGGGATTGTATGAACTGTCTATGACATTTTGACCTCCTCCTGTGGACGATGGGATACGTCTTTGATGTATTTCCGTTTTAACACGTTCTACAAATTGCATAGCAAGGTGTGAAGGCATGTTACCCACATCAACATAGAATACTCTTCTTTCTGGTGCTCGTTGTACACGATAGATAATAATTGCGTCTTCTAATAATTCTTTTTGCTTATATACCTTAAACACAGTTTCTAATAAGCTATTACCAAACGGATAGTTCTGATCTAAACCTTCGGATAAACTTAAATGCACTACGTGTTCTGAATTTACTGTAACTTCAGAATCGTCTGTTGTAAATCTTGAGCCTCCCATGCTTGACTGTGGTTGCCCAACCATTCCACGTGCGCCGCCTGTTGATTGGTATTGTCCGCCGTTGCCACCGCCTGTTATATTTCCGTTAGTTACTACCGGAGTAGTTGCAACACCATCTTTAAAGTTAAAATTAATATTTTTAATTACATATTGCTCTGGTACTTTACCTTCGCTTTCATTTACAATAATACGTGTTACATTTGCAGGATCAACATGAAACCATTTTTTAGTTTCTGGATCTCTTAGGAAGAATTGATCTCCCATCTTAAATATATTACGAAGAATTCTAAAAATCTTTGTTTCAAAATTTTGTAGTTTGTTCCATTGCTGTAAATATTTTTGAACAATAGTAACTTCAGAGTTAGTTGCTTTTTGCTTAAAGTCGATTATAAACGGAGTGTTATTTTGTTTATTTTTTTGTGTACAAAATTCAGCAAGGATGTCAAGTGCAGCATTAACTTCACTGTCTTGATCCATTGTGTTGTATTGTCCGTAGCGTTCAACTCTATTTGGCGAACCTACATATACATCAGGCAAGTAACTTGAATAGTTAGAACGAGCAGGACCTGCCATATTGCCGCTATTTTTTGATGTAAACGGACTATAACTACCATTTTGATTATCACCTGTTGGTACTGGTGTGAAGTACTTTTTCCAACTCATTTAATTCTCCATTAGCCCGGTAATACACTTACTGAGCTTGTTGCAATATTACCATTTGCCATATTTTTTGTATTTCTTTGTACGCCTAATTCGATATCTCTTATTTCAGACAATACAGCTAATACTGCTCCCATTGTAGAGTTTAGTTGATCGCTGTTGCCACCGCCTCCACCAATTGAATCCATTTTAGCTACTACGTCTCCTGCATTAGTTCCGTTGCCTATGCCAAATTTGTTATCTTTAGCAAGTTCGTTATTTAATTTTCCGAGAACTTCTACTAAAGACTCCATAGCACTAGTATACGTTCTAACGCCGTTGATGTCAAGTCCTTTTTTCAATGTTTCAAGATTATTTTGTAACTCTGGTATTGAAGCAAATGCCTGCACTACAGATTGCGTCTGTTGTAGTGCTGATAGTCCTGTTTGTGCTTGTGTTGGGTCTAAACTTTCAGGTTTAGGAGCTTCAGGAGTTTCTACTGATGCTGTCTCGTCACCTTCTTCGCCAAAGAATGATTTGCCTTCACCACCTAACCATTTTGGTAGGTACTGTTTAAAGTTTGGCATTTCAAAATCAAACGTAAAGAACCCTTTAACTTTATCAATTATACCTTGGAATAAATCTTTTATGCTTGGTATTGCTAAATCACCAAAACCAAACATACCTGTTACTGTTTCCCATGCTGTTGTCAACAATCCTGATATTGAAAATCCAGTAGCATTTTCTCCCCATGTAAAGAATCCTTTTACTGTTTCCCAAGCAGTACTTGCTAATGTTGATATTGAAAAACTAATAGCATCAGTTGACCATTTAAAGAATCCTGTTACAGTGTCCCATGCTTTTGTTGCTAGTGCAGAAATACTAAAACCTTCTTCTCCAAAACTAAAGAAGCCTTTGACCGTTTCCCAAGCAGTTTTAAATACATCACCAATACTATAAAGTGTGTCCATACTAAAGAAACTTGTAATAGTATCCCATGCCGCTGTGAGAGGAGTCATTATATCAACACCTGCCCACCAATCGCCAATGCCTGTAAATATACCTGTAATTGAGTCCCATGCTGCTGTGAGAGGAGCCATGAGATCTAAAGTATTCCACCAATCGCCAATGCTTGTAAACACTCCTGAAATTGAGTCCCAAGCGTCAGCAATGTAACCCTTGAGTGCTTCCCATCCGAACGCTGCTCCGATTGCAGCAAAAGTTGCTACAATAGTTCCAACAGCAGCAACAACTGGTGCCCAAACTGGAAAAGTTGCTGCGAGAAAAGCGCCACCAATAAGTACGCCAATGCCTGCTAAAGCTCCTACTAGTAAATTGTCCCACACTGCGGCGAATCCTTCTTTAACTCCTTCCCACATTGCAGAAAATGCTCCTGTTACAACACCTATCAGCATAGGTCCAATCTTTTCTACTACAACATCCATTAACCCATTAAACATCTTCATTATTGGACCATCTTCGGCACTTATAACGCCAAATAAATCTCCAAATAAACCTTTTGTTCCCGTGCCCTCTATTTTTTGCCCAGACTCGTCAATTTCTGCTTCTTTTCCAAATAATGAATCAATCAATCCAAATTTCTTAAAATTATCAACAAAACTTTTAATTGAGTCAAAGAAACCATTCATAGTTTCTTTGAGACTTCCGTCTTTTATTATCCCAGCGATAGATTCTGAAAAGTCTTTCACCATAGTTCCTGCGCCTTCAAAAATACCACTGTCTACAAATGCTTCTTGTATAATACCTCGTGCTGTGCGTATTGCCTCTTCAAAAGTTGTAAATGCATCCGTTGTTTTATCCCGTGCGTCCTGTTCTTTCTTTGCTGCGTCTAAATCTCTTCCGCCAATATCGATCATTCTAGTTGCATTATCTAAAAATTCTGCCATTGCAGGTTGTTGATCTCTTAATGATGCAATGTACTGAGCTCTTGCATCAGCATCCATATTTGCAAATTTTTCCATCTCGCCGCCGCCGTTTTTCATAGCATCTAGTAATACTTGTGGGTCGGCGCCGTCACCAATTTGTTTAAGTGCGTCTTGCATAGCAGGACCTGCATCACCCATCATATTTAAGAACTGTGCTGTTTCTGGACCACTTGGCATACCGTCAAGCAA